AGCTATGGAACAACAACAAGCAATGGCTGCTCAACAACAACAACCACAGATGGCTGCTATTGAGCAGAAGCGTGAGCAAGCTGCTATGCAAATGATGCAACAACAACCACCAGAACCAACACCACCACAATAATATGGCAGAAACACTTACTATCAATGAAACCCCAGCTGATCAGCCAGCAATGAATGCTGATGAGCAAGATTCACTAGCGGTTGCCGAGTCTATTTCGGGGGAAGAGCAGACGCTACTTGCAGGTAAGTTTAATGATACAAAATCATTGGAACAAGCTTACCTAGAACTACAACAAAAACTTGGCGAGCCACGCAGTGAGTCAGAACCTGTTGAATCTGAAGCTGTACCAGAAACACAAGAAGAATCTGCAGAAGAGTCTACAGAAACAGGTGAACAGCTAACTGAAGATCAAGCTAACCAATTGTTTGAAATGGTTGGTGGTGAACAAGCATACAAATCAATGCTTAGCTGGGCAGGTCAAAGTTTAGATAAAGCTGAAATTGAGATGTATGATTCTGTAATGGCTAGCGGTAATGCTAACTCTATTTACTTTGCTGTTCAAGCTTTACAAAATAAATATACAGATGCTGTTGGTAATGACGGACAACTCTTAACTGGCAAACGTTCTGCTGCACAACAAGATGCTCAGTTCCGTAGCCAACAAGAACTTGTTGCAGCAATGAATGACCCACGTTATGATAATGATCCTGCTTTTAGGGATGATGTTATGCGTAAACTAACTAACTCTGATATTGAATTCTAATGACTGTTACCACCAACGATCGCGGACAGCAAAACCTATTTGCTAAAGAACCTACAATGGAGATTATTGAAGTGAACGAAACACATGACAAAAAAGCAGAACGTCTTAATGGTCGCCTAGCAATGCTAGGTGTAATCGCTGCTATGGGCAGCTATGTAATGACTGGACAACTTATCCCTGGAGTATGGTAATGCCACAAGGTAAAGGAACTTACGGATCACAAAAAGGTAGACCACCTAAGAAAGGTACTAAAAAGTAATGGCTAAACGAGGTCTTTACGCTAACATCCACGCAAAGAAAATGCGTATTGCAAAAGGCTCAGGTGAGAAGATGCGTAAGCCAGGTAGCAAAGGTGCTCCTACTGCTGCCAACTTCAAACGAGCTGCTAAAACTGCTAAAAAATCATGATTGAATGCCCACAATGTACTGCGCCTCAGCAGTACGTTCTAGAACAACTACAGACTTCTGCTGGTGTTAAAGACCGTACAGCACTAGCGGTCATTATGGGTAACATCCAACAAGAATCTAACTTTAAACCTAACGTTTGCGAAGGTGGTGATATCATTCCTTATGATCGCTGTCTTCGTGGTGGGTATGGTTTGATTCAATGGACATCCATTAATAGGTACAATGGTCTTGGCAGCCACTGTACCGAACGCAACGAAGACCCTAGTGGTCTTAAATGTCAAACAGATTACATGATAAAGGAAATGAGGTTTAGAAAAGATCTTTATGCTTTTCAAACTAACCATCAAACTATTCCTTATTATATGAATGCTGCATACTACTGGTTAGGCTGGGGTGTTCACGGTAATCGTACAAAACATACTTATTCTTTTTTAACTAAATTACAATGAAAATTTTTGCTATCCTCCCTGCCGTAGCTTTCCTTGCTACCCCTGCAATCGCTAATACCTACGTAAACGTAGAAAACAATGCTGGTTTTTCTGGCTCTAATTTCAGTGGCCACACCACAGATTTTCATCTGGGGTATGAATCAGGTAACGAAGTAGGCTCTTACTATATCCAAGCTGGCCCTAGCATCTTCGCACCTGATGGTGGTGAAGAAGAGACTAAGCTCACAGGTAAGCTTGGTGGTTCAGTTCAAGCAACAGATCGCCTCTCCGTATATGGAGAAGTAGCTGGTACTTTTGATGATGTAAATGATTACGGCACTAAGCTCGGAGTCAAGTACAGCTTTTAATAGCTAAATAGAATAAGGGAGGTGCAATTCCTCCCCCTTGGGAGTTTAGCTCAGTTGGTAGAGCGCCTGCTTCGCAAGCAGGATGTCAGGAGTTCGAGTCCCCTAACCTCCACTTAGACAGCCAAGTCTTAAAACTGGTCTTATTTACTAGAACAAAAACACATGAACTATTACTTAAATGGCTACGTCTACAATCTCGCTACAACAACAAAAGAATACTTGGAACAACTTCTGTGACTGGGTAACCAGTACTAACAACCGACTGTACGTTGGTTGGTTCGGAGTCTTGATGGTTCCAACGCTGCTTGCAGCAACAACCTGTTTTATTATCGCCTTCATCGCTGCTCCTCCTGTGGACATCGATGGTATTCGTGAGCCCGTTGCTGGCTCTCTCATGTATGGAAACAACATTATCTCAGGGGCAGTCGTCCCATCTTCAAACGCCATCGGTCTACATTTCTACCCCATCTGGGAAGCTGCAAGTCTTGATGAGTGGCTCTATAACGGTGGACCTTTCCAACTTGTCGTCTTCCATTTCCTTATTGGTATCTACGCTTACATGGGACGAGAGTGGGAACTTAGTTATCGCCTTGGAATGAGGCCCTGGATCTTTGTCGCATACTCCGCACCCGTGGCAGCAGCATCCGCTGTCTTCCTTGTTTATCCCTTTGGACAAGGTTCTTTTTCAGACGCTATGCCTCTTGGCATTTCCGGTACTTTTAATTATATGTTGGTATTCCAAGCGGAACACAACATCCTCATGCACCCCTTTCACATGCTGGGAGTTGCTGGTGTATTTGGTGGGAGTTTGTTCTCAGCTATGCACGGATCTTTGGTTACGTCTTCCCTTGTACGTGAAACAACAGAAAATGAAAGTCATAACAATGGTTACAAATTTGGGCAAGAAGAAGAAACGTACAATATTGTTGCTGCTCATGGCTACTTCGGTCGCCTTATCTTTCAGTATGCATCTTTTAATAATAGCAGGAGCCTTCATTTCTTTCTGGCCGCTTGGCCTGTTGTCGGCATTTGGTTTACTGCTCTTGGTGTTAGCACTATGGCGTTCAACCTAAATGGATTCAACTTTAACCAATCCATCCAGTCCTCTGACGGACATGTCGTCGGCACCTGGGCTGACATCCTCAACCGAGCAGGACTCGGAATGGAAGTCATGCACGAAAGAAATGCACATAACTTCCCGCTTGATCTTGCGTCAACTAGCTCCACACCTGTGGCCTTAGTAGCACCAGCAATTGGCTGAGCATACGTCCGTTCATCCTTCGGGACGCATGACACCATAAGCATGGAACGGGGCTTGTGGAAGCTTCTAAAGAGGTTACTATGCAAAGCAAGACTTATTGCTATCGCGGTGTAAAATACACCAAGTGAGATAGATCTTAAAGAGGGGTGCAATTCCCCTCATCACTATTGGCATTGGCCCTTACGAGGATACCCTTTGCCGTCTAGACGGTGGGATAGACCACAATACAAATCAAATAACTCAAAGATCTTTGAGAGTCGATATATTATTACTCTCTTTTTAAATGGCTTTTCAATCTTCTGTTAACCCCGCTCAGCTAACTCAGCTGGGTCAGGCTAACATGGCGGGTGATACCCGCGCACTATATTTGAAACTCTTCTCTGGAGAGATGTTCAAAGGCTTCCAAAATAACACGATCGCTCGCGATTTGGTTATGAAGCGTACCTTGAAGAACGGCAAATCAATGCAGTTCATCTATACAGGGCGCACCAAAAGTGAATTCCATACGCCTGGAAACAGCATTTTGGGTGATTCCAATAATGCTCCTCCTGTAGCTGAGAAGACGATCACGGTTGATGACCTGTTGATCAGCTCAGCGTTCGTTTACGAATTGGACGAGGTACTTTCTCATTACGATTTGAGGTCTGAGATCTCACGTAAAATCGGCTACGCTCTTGCCGAAAAATATGACCGCTTGATCTTCCGTGCTATTGCACGTGGTGCTCGTGCAGCATCACCGATCACTAAGGCTGGTTATGTTGAACCAGGTGGTACTCAGATCCGTGTTGGTACTAACAACCAAGCATCTGATGCTTATGTCCCTGCTTCTTTGATCAACGCTTTCTATGACGCCGCTGCTGCGATGGATGAGAAAGGTGTTAGTTCAGAGGGACGTGTGGGTGTACTTAACCCCCGTCAGTACTATGAACTGATCCAAGCTGTTGGTTCTAATGGTCTTGTTAATCGTGACGTACAGGGTTCTGCTCTGCAGTCTGGTAACGGCATCATCGAGATTGCTGGTATCAAGATCTACAAGTCAATGAACATCCCATTCTTTAGTTCCTATGGTACTAAGTATGGTTCTGCTTCTGCTACTAACCCTGGTGTTACCTCTCCTGGTAATACTGGTTCATTTGTTGCTGAAGCTGTAGAAGATGCTGCAACTGATGTTACAGGTATTAATAACGAGTACGGTGAAGAAACCGAATTCGCTAATAGCTGTGGTCTGATCTTCCAGCGTGAAGCTGCTGGTTGTGTTGAAGCGATTGCTCCTCAGGTCCAAGTGACTTCAGGTGACGTTTCTGTTATCTATCAGGGTGACGTAATCCTTGGCCGTTTGGCTATGGGTGCTGACTACCTGAACCCAGCTGCTGCTGTTGAACTTATTGCAGGTGCTGCAGTTGGTTCTACTGGTAACGCTGCTTTCTGATATTTATATATCATACGGGAGTCTCTTCGGAGGCTCCTTTTTTTTAATTCTTTATTGAGAATAATACTCATTATCAAATTATGCCTTTTCCTACTACTGGCTCCAACACTGAGCTACAAGCTGTTAATCAGATCCTGGCGTCAGTTGGTCAGGCTCCTGTCTCTACGCTAGATACAGAAGAAATTCTTGTCTTCAATGAAGTGTCAAGAATTACAGGCTTCTTAGCTTCTACTACTCTCTTCACTAATACAAATAATATTCCAGCTGGTACTTACATTTCTGGTATTGGTCTTGCTAATAATACAGCAATTGCCGCTACTGAAACCGTGTTTTCTACCACAGGTTCTATTTCAAGTAATGTACTTACTTCTCCATCCCCATATATTCCGAAGAATACTTTTATTTCTGGAACTGGAATTGCTAATGTATTAGTGCAATCAGGACCAAGTGGTTCTGGCCCTTATACTTATACAGTTAGTGCAGCTAATGCATCGTCTACTACACTAACATTAGATCCTATTCTGTATAGTTACACCACTAACATTTCTCAAACATTAGGTACTCCAGATAGTTTTCTTGATCTATCTAGAGCTATTGTTACACAAAAAGTAGAAACTCAAACCAACCCAGATGTTGCAATTGCTCACAACACATTAAAAGAAGTTTCACGTGAAGTGCAATCTGAAGGTTGGTCTTATAATACAGAAAGAAATTACGATCAGTTTAAACCTGATGGTACTAAAAAAATACCAATCCCTAACAATGTAATCCAAATGGATTTAAGCCAAGACTATACAAACAATCTTGGTCGTAATGTTGTTAATCGTGCTGGTTATGTTTATGATACTATTAAACATACTGACATCTGGGATACAGATGAAACCCTTTATTTTGATGTAGTATGGGAACGAGACTATCCTGATATTCCTCAACCTATTCAATCTTATATTGTAGCACGTGCAGCTGCTACTGTATCTAGTAGGATTATTGGTGATCCAAATCAATACCAAATGCTACAACAAAAAGAAGCTTACACAAGATCAATGGCTCTTGAATACGATTGTAATCAAGGTGACCATAGTTTCTTTGGTGCACCAAAAGAAGGTAACTACTATAAGAGCTACAGTCCCTTTGACTCCCTGATTCGCTAATGCCAGCAGTAACTCAATTGACACCTAACTTTCTTGGTGGTGTCTCTAAACAAAATGACGACAAAAAATTAGAAGGTCAGATAACTGAATGCATCAACGGTTATCCTGACCCTACCTTTGGTCTACTTAAAAGACCTGGTATGAAACATATCAATGTTTTAAAAAAAGCTAATGGTGATGTATTTACTAAAACAGAACTAGCAGATGCAGTATGGTTTTACATTGACCGTGCTAGTGCTGGTTCTTATATTGGTGCTATTAAAGGTACTAACATTTATATCTGGACAGCATCTGATGGTACGTTCTGTACTGTAACTAACAATGCTACTTCATATTTAACTGGTACTAGTTCAAACGATTATCATTTCCGTAGCATTCAAGATACTACAATTATTACAAATAAAACTGTTACTACTGCTATGCAAGCAGCTGGTACGTTTGTTGCTAATGCAGTTGCTACTCTTAAACTACTTACAGTTGTTGAAACGTTTGACTATACAGTTACTATTCAAAATATAGAATCCAAAGTAACTGCTCAAAACAATACAACATTTGATGACATGTTGTTGTATAATACTTCTTTAAACGTTACTGATACTGATACTCTTGTTGGTGGTACTGGTTATAGCACAACTTTGGACGTAAATACAACAGGTGGTGATGGCTCAGGATTAACTGTAGACATTGTAGCTAACGCAAGTAATGTGGTTACAAGTGTTACTGTTAATAATCCTGGTACTGGTTACACCGTTGGTAATACTATTACAATTACAGGAGGTAATGCAGACGCTACATTTGATATAAAAACTATTACTAATTCTGTAAATGCTAACCATCATTTAATTGATAGCATTAAAGCTACTATTGAAGAACAACATACAGCATCTAACACAGATTTTAATGGTATCTGGTATTTAGAAGGTTATAATGACAGTATTGTTATCAAGCGTGGTACTGGTACTAATGCAGTTAAAACTGATTACAGTGCAGTTACTGGTACTCCTGTAGCCTTTGAAATTGATGCTAGAGGTGGTCTTAATAACAATGCAATTGAAGTGTTTGAAGACGATGTAACTGATGTATCTAAATTACCACTAGAATCTTTTGGTGGTCATAACGTAAGAATCTTAAACAGTGATAGTGCTGAAGATGATTACCATGTTAAGTTTGTTGCTTACGATACTACCTTAAATAGAGGTCGTGGTTTTTGGAAAGAAACAGTAGCACGTGATGCGTCACCTGGTGTAAACAATACAACCATGCCACATGAGTTGGCTAACACTGGTGCTACTACGTTTACCTTTGGACCAATTACTTATAAAAGTAGGCTTACTGGTGATGATGTAACCAGTCCTATACCGTCTTTTATTGGCTCAAAGATAAACTCTACCTTCTTCTACAGTAACCGTTTTGGTGTATTGTCTGGGGATAATATAACTCTTGGTGTGGCTAATGACTCATATAATTTCTTTGTCAAGTCAGCATTAACACAGATTGATTCAGATCCTATTGATCTAAACGTATCTAGTGTGCGTCCTGTTTCATTGTCTGAGGTATTGCCTTCACCACAAGGGCTTATCTTGTTCAGTGAACGCCAACAGTTTCAACTCTATGCAACTGATGCCAGCACTCTTACACCTACTTCTGCTGTAATCCGAACATTAGCTAACTATGAGATGGCGACTGATATCTCTCCTGTAGACATTGGTACTACCTCTGCATTTATTAGTCGTGTGCCTGGTTATAGTAAACTATTTACTATGGCACTACGTGATGTAGAGCAAAGCCCTATTGTTGTAGATATCAGTAAAGCAGTATTGGAATGGATTCCTGCTACTGTAGATGATATTACTACAAGCCCACCTAACTCTGTTGTAATGTTAATCGATAGGGATACATCTTACTTGTACCTGTATCGTTATTATAACAACGGTGAGAAAGACCTGTTTCAAGCTTGGACTAAATGGGAACTACCTGGTACTATTCAAGCTGCAAAAATTATTAACGATAATGTTTTTGTAGTACAACAATATGAAGATGAATATTCTATTGGTTCTATAGTGCTTGATGAGATCCCTGCAGGAGACTCTGTATCGGACACAACTACCTTTGAAGGCAATGCATGTCTAGACATGGCTACACGTCCTGTGAGCCCTGGTGGAGGCGTCTCAGCGGTTGTATATGAAGTAGCATTAGATCGTACTAAGATTTACTTACCTTATAAACCACTTAGTAATACAAAAGGTGCTATGCTTCTTAATGTACCTAAAGCAGAAGTCAATAATACTACAGCTGCTTTAGAGGCAGATGCTGGTTATTGGGCTGAAGTTGAAGGTTTTATTGAACCAGGTACTGGGTATTATTACTTTGAAATCCAAGGTGATTTTACTGGTTATGCTGATGGTATGCTTGTAGGTTATAACTATGACCTTGAAATAACACTACCTAAGTTTTACTACAGACGTGATGAAACCACTACTGATTATACTGCAACATTAACTATCGCTAGAGTTAACTTCTCACTTGGTAGAACTGGTGCTGTTGTATTTAAATCAAAAGCTACAGGTTCTAACGAATGGGTAGCTGTAAAAAATGTAGCTGAAGCTAGTTACTATACAGGTGATAGTAATCCAATTAAAGAAGAGAAAACTTTTACTGTACCCATCCATCAACGTAATACTAATTTTGAATTAAAAGTGACAAGTAATTTACCATACCCTGTATCGTTGGTGTCAATGATGTGGGAAGGAAACTATTCTCCACGTTTCTATAGGAGGACTTAATGTTTGACAGTGAATTTAATCCTAAAGGTTGGAGCCTATTAGATGAACAGCTAGCTGAATCTGGGATAGAAATGAGTGTTGATCCAGGGACCGCGATGCTTATAGGCTCAGCAATTTCAGGCGGCACCGCAATTCTTGGTGGTATCTTTGGTTCTAACTCAGCAAAAGATGCAAACAGACAAGCTGAAAAAAGCTACAAGGAGCAGATGAAGCTTGCTCAACAAGCAGCTGATGCAACTAACGCCTATAATAAAAGAGCCCATGCAGTTGATATACAAAACTATCAAAACAACAGAGAATACGCTCACGAAACTAATCTAGCAAAGTGGAGATACGAAGCTGAAATACAAGATCTTCAATTTAAATCAGTTGTTGAACAATATGGTAGGTCTGTTGAAAATACTGAAAGCCGACTTACATATAATAATATTGCAGCAATGCAAGCTTATGAATCCGAACAGGCTGCTTTAAATGATATTTTTACAGAAGATACTTTTAGTCGTCAAGGTGCACTTGTAGATCAGTTACAAAATGAAGGACGGGCTGCATTAGGACAAGCAGGTAATTCACGTACAAAAGCACTTCAATCTAGTATTGCAGCTTTAGGTCGTAACTCTGCTATTATGGATGCTAGTTTGTCTAGTTCTGTGGAGCAATCACAACGTAACATGCGTCAGATTAACTTACAACGTTATGCTGCTGATGTTAATGCTAGAGCACAAATGATGATTAGACCTACAAGAACACCAGGCGCTCCGTTACCTACTCAAGCACCTGAACGCATCTTTATTGAACCTATGACAGTACTACCACAAGCTATCCAAGCACCTATCAGGCAAAGTACTTCAGCACCTTTAGTTTCTGGATTTATAGGGGCAGCAGGCAGCATCGGAGGAGCGATGGTAAATTATGGTGCTAATAATTATCAAAGCCCCGTTCCTCAAATAGGAAGTACTGGTGGCGGTAGTTATGGTGCTAGCGCTTTTAATTTAAACGCAAACTACGGGGGGTTTTAACTAACTATGGCAAAACAAGTACAATTTAGGGGCGCTACTAAAGCTAGAGGTTTCTCCCCACAACAAGTAAGTGATGCTGCTATCTCACGTATGCGTGAAGAAAGTAATCGTGTCATACAAGGTATGCGTGAAGCTGCTGAAGCTGACATCTCTCAAAGGCGGCGCATCGGTGAAGAGGTTAAAGAAAACCAACAGTATGAAAAGTCAGCACGTGAAAAGAATTTTCAAATTCAAACACAGAATCAAAATACTGAACTTCGTCAAAGTCAGTTAGATTCCGAAACTGCTCGAAAACAATTAGAAACAGATCAAGCAGCACAATCTAAAATATTTGAAAGTGTTGCTGCTTTAAGTAAAACAGCATCTGACAAGTTTGTAGAAATAGCACAGGCAAAATCTGACGAAGCTGCTCTACAAGCAATTAATGAATTTGATCTTGACCCCACTTCTGATCCTGTAATTAATCAACTTTTAGGGGAATATGAATTAGCAGCTACAGAAGAGTTACGTCAAAGTGAACTTAATGTAGCAAAAATTAAAGGCGCTGATCCACTTGCTATTTCTAAAACAAAATCTTTAGATAGTAATGGTCGTTATAAATTAGACCAAGCTAGAGTTAATTATATTTTAACTAATATCTATCCACAGCAACTAAACAAAGCTTTGTTAGATGCTGGTAATTTAGACTCTGCGCAAACCGCTGCTTTCATTGCTACTTTTAAAAGAGATTTTATACAAAAAGCTAACATCTTAGCTTACAAACCTGAGATGATACGTGACGGTTTGGCAGCTGTTAATAAAGTTAATTTAGGTGTCCAAACAAAATCGCGGACACGTGAAATAAAACAAAACTCAGAAATGAGAGTAGCTAATGCTACTACAATTCTAAATCAAAACCCCCTTGCTTTTCTTCAAAACGTCTCTAGTTCCTTCAAAACATATGCAGATGAAAAAGGTTTTCCAGCTGCTGTTGAATGGCTTACAAATACTATTGGTTTAGCACGAGACGCTAGTGGTGAATATATCCATAGTCTTGACGACATTGGTTCCGCAAAAGTAAATACACTTAAAGGTCAAGCTGGTAAAACATTTGCTGAAAGTAATCCAGGTGCATTTGGTGCACTTAAAGAGGCACGACTTCGTGGCGATAATCAATATCGTCAAGCGCAGATAACTGCTGATGATTTAAGGTATAAAGAAGATGAAAAAACAATTTTACAAGGTTTAACTGAAGATAACAGTCAAGAAGCAGCAGATAAAGCTGTTGCATTTTTTCAAGAAGCTTACGGTAAAGTACCACAATCAATTCAAAAGTTTGCAAACAGTTATACTTATGAAGCAGTATCAAAAGCTAAAAGGATTGAAGCACTGGAAGCTCTTTCTGACGGTGATATTACACAAGAGGCTGTTGATCTTTATACAAGACTTGATCCTAGTGGCGCTAAAGCTTTCGAGGACCGTTTTAGCAAACAACAGGTAATCAAGAACCACCCCATATTCAAAGAGGTAATAAAAGAATTAGAAGCAGTAGCAAAGGGAGAAACAGGGTTTGGTAGTATAAAAGCTGGTAAGGGGGCAACTGGACTTGTTCATCGGGCTGCAGTTAGGGACTTACATCAACGTGTTAAAGATGACCTTTCTTACATTAAAGGGGATATTACACCAGAACAGATTAGACAATATATTACTAAACATAGCCTTGCTATTCAAGGGGAAATCGAAAATAAAAAAGGAAGATACAAACCATCAAATAAACTAGGCCCAGGTAATCGTAGAGTATATCCTCTATTAGAAAAAACAGATAATTTGACTCCAGACCAACTTTACTCTCGTAAGCTTTCTGAAATACGAGCTATTGCTGCCGACCCGTCTTCTGGTGGTCTTCGTGCTCTTTTATCAAAAAAAGACGCTGTTATGACTACACCAGAAATAGAAGCTGTATCAGATACTTATCTTAAAACTGGTGAATACCCTTTAATGATTTATGGTCTTACGGAGATGACTAATGGAGGTGATCCATTTGTAATGATGAATACACTACGCCAAGCTCAAGGTCTTACACCACTAGAACCACCTCAACTACTAAAAGATCTTAATGCACAAATAAGCCCTGAATTTCAGGCTTTGATGAGAAGAGCAAAAGGAAGAGCACAAGTAGAGCGTGCATACCGTCAAGGTTTTTCCCAAACGTCTGGTGATACTAGTGTTTTTAGACGATCAGAATCGATGCGAGCTGGAAGCCCGTTTAACACTGGACAGAATACTGGAATTCAAATTACTTCAGCAAATGATGCGAGCGGTGAACCTGGTTCAGATTTTGTAATTAGTAATGGTCAGCGCGGAGGAAAATTTTATTTCCCCTATCCATCAAAAGTGGTTGCTGTTCAAAAAAACAGTGACTTGGAAACCCACCTTGAAAAAGATCCTGGCGGTCGCCGTGGTTATGGAAATTATGTTGATTTAGAAGTCACTCTTCCTGATGGTACAGTTTCTGATGTAAGGTTAGCTCATTTTGATACTGTAGCCAATGTGCAAGTTGGCCAACCATTACCTCCAAATGCTTTTATAGGTACTCAAGGTAGGACGGGCTCAACAACAGGAGCACATATTTCTGGTGATTGGTATAAGCCAGGTACTACAACGCCAGATTTACAAGCTCGCGACTATTTTTTAAACAATTATTTACGTAACCAATAGGTTTTATGGAATACGATCCTAACGAGATGTTTAGGGAGGATCCAGGTGAGATGGAGTTATCTCCAGAATTCAACGCTGAAATGCAGCTTCAACAGGAGGCTGCACAGCTTGAAGATACTCAACTAGATGAAACCTCTACTCCTACGGGAGGACAGCCTGAACAAGCTCCACAACCCCAGGTAGCTACGGCACCTCAAGAAGAAGAAAAAGGTGGATTGTTTGGTACTGGTATTGGTGCTGGACTTAGCTATCTTGGACAACCTTTAGATGAAACAGCTGCACAAGTTGAAGAACGTACAAGTTCAATTGGACAAGGCTTGTTTGACTTTGGTGCAGATTTTATTAACATGATTCCTGGTGTTAATATTCCTACTGCAACTGAATATGAAGACGAAATATCACAATCAGTAAGACAAATATCCTCTGTTATTACACCAACATTAATTGGTGGTTCTGCATTAAAATCTGCAGGTGTTGCTGCTAACACACGTGTTGGTTGGTCAGTCGGTCAGAACAAGTTTGTCCAGTTTATGGGTGATCGTGGTGTAGAAGCTTTAACTGGTTTAGGTGTAGGTCTTGTCAGTAGTGAATACGAAGAAGATAATGCTACAGGTACTTTAAAAAAAGCGTTTCCTAAAACGTTTGATTTTATTCCTGATAGTATGGCTACTTTGGATAGTGATACTCCTGACATGAAACGTCAGAAGAACATCCGTGAAGATATTGGTCTTGGTTTTGTTACTGATTTAGCTTTAGGTAGTGTTAAATTTATTGATGCTATTGTTGGTGCTACTGGTGCATTACGTAAATCTAATCAACTTGTCGGTGAAACACCTCAAGCACGTAAATGGTTAGATACAAACAAACCACCTGCTAGTTCTGCTGATCCAGAAGAGGCTGTCATTCAATCTGCTATTAAACAAGAGGAAGCTCTTGATGAGATGGGGATGTATGGTTATTCTATGAATCCTGCTATGGACCAACCAATCAAAGGTGTACATGATATGTATGATTACACTGAAGTTGGTGTACGTACTGTTGATGACTTTGGTGTTGTTGGTGCTAGTGTGGATGCAGTTCGTGTTGCTAAAAACTTAGATACTGTTTATGGTAGACTTGGTAATGTAATCTCTGAACCTGCATTAAAGTATAGCCTAACCAGTGGTGATAATGCACAAGATGTTGTACTTGGTCTTGCTGATCAACTGCACCAAGCTGGTCGTATTGGTATGGAAGGTAACAATTGGAAAGTTACTTTTGATGAAGTAATTGATGAAGGCGAAAACCTTGCGATTCAATTATTTGATCCACGTATGAGTAA